TGGTAACAGTGCGCTTGGGCTGGTGGATGTTGAGTTCACGCAGTTCTCGGCGGTACTTGCGCTGACGCATGCCTTGGGAGGGGCGGTTGGGTTTGCGCTCCCGATCCGCCTTCTCCTTCCGCTTCAAGTGGTCAGGCTTAGGCTTGGTCGATACTTTGGGAACGTAGGGCTCATCTTCGCTCATGCGGCTGCCGTATCCTCTTCGTCAACACGGACAATGGAAATGCGAGAGCGGCCCTTTTGCGAGTTGCTGCCCGAACGCCCCGCGCTGTAGAAGCGGAGACCGTGCCGTTCAAGGGCGGGCCGGATGCGGCGCAGTTCGGCGGCAAAGCTATGGGAGGTCTGCGGCAGCTTCTCGCGGGGACCGATGTTCATTTCCAGTTGACCGATAAGATCCGAGTAGGTTCCGGAGAACTCCTTTTGCTTTTCCATCATACGCAACATAGCAGAGGCCATGCCATGAAATTCGAGCATGTGGCTCTCGGCGGCCGAGCGGTTGCGCTTGTAGACCTCCATGAGTCGGCCCTCTGGCCACCCGAAAGATTTCTCGGCGGCGACGGCCCACACAGCAAAGGCAGACATGCGCGGCTTTTCAGCCAGCACCACATTACCATAGTTCTGCGTAGCAATCAATGCGGCATTCATAAGGGAGCCCAGCAGCTTGGCGTGGCTGGCGTGGAAGGCATCCCAGAACTCGCTGTCGTCCCGGCGGTGACGAGGGTCGATGCGAGGCAAGTGAACGTGGATGGAGCGGTCCACAAGGTCGCCACGCTCAACGACGTCCGGGATACCATTCATGGCGACGGGGCGGCAGACGCGGACTGCGGACTCTTCGGCATTGGTGTAGAGGGCACGACCGCCTTGCGCTCCGGTGCCAGTGCTGATGACGCAGAGGGCGTCCGACATCTTGTTGGTGATGTGTGAGACGTTGTCGTAGGCGAGGACGAAGGAGTTGCGAACCATAGCTTGCAGGTCACGCTGGTCCTCGGGCGGGGTACGCATGTCGAGGGCGTGTGGGTCGATGATGCGGCGCATCAGGCGCAGGATGGTGGACTTACCGGAGCCTTGTTCGCCGGAAATGGTGAGGACCGGATAGGGACCTTCCGGGCGCAGGCAGCCGAGAAGCCAAGCGACGAGCAGCATGAGGGTGTCGTCGTCAGCGGCCACGAACTGCTTGAGGAGAGTCGGGAACTCGGAGGCCGGGACGGAAAGGTCAGGCTCGACGAGGGGCAGCATGCCGGCGCCGCGAAGCATACGGATGTGGGTCGGGCCGCCCGGTACACGGGTTATGCCGTTGGCGCTGATGTGCCACGCGTCGTTGGCGTCGTTGCCAATGTCCAAGTAAAGGTCGCCCAGCTTGCCGCCGACGCGGATGTAGTCCTTGACCTTCTGGCCCTTGGAGCGTACCCAATGCGAGAAGTAGGTCTGGGCCGCCGCGAACAGGTCGCCGTTAGGAAGATGGCCCGCCGTGTCCACGCAGAAGGCGGAGAACCAACCACGGAAGTCGCAGTGACCAGCCGGTGTGACGGACAGGGTGCGACGGATGCCTGCCTCAGTGTAGTCGAGGAACAGGCGGCCATCTTCGGTGGTCCACGGAGTGAGGTGTAGCTTCGCGTCGTTGAGAAGTTGGACGCGGTTGATCTTGTCGGACATGGTCGCTCCTTAGCTAGGAGCCCATCCTATGCGAGGTGAGGAAGGAGTGCAAGTAGATTCTCACCTTCCTCACCAGCTACTCGGTGACGCGGAAGTTGGTGTTCGTCAGGATGGCTAGGATGGACGTAAGCACCGCATTGATGGAGGTGATGGCAGCCGAGTTGGTGGCGCCCGTGGCGGAAGCGGCACTTACGCGGATTTCGAGCGCAGAGACGACGTTGTTGGTCGAGGTGATGGCTGCCGATACGGCATTGACTTGAATTTGGAGCGCCGAGACGGAAGCCGAGACGGCCGCTATCCGCGTGTCAAGTGCAGAGGCTCGCGCCGATACGGTGCTGACGCGGATCTCAAGGGCCGAGACGACATTGTTAACGGAGGTGATAGCTGCGGTGTTGACGGAAGTGACGGCCGAAACGGCAGCAAGCTGGATGTTGAGTGCGGAGATGGAGGCTTGCGCGTTGATGAGGGCCGGGGAGTTGGTCCAAACCTTGGCGCTGACATTGTAGATGAGGACTTCGCCGTCGGCGAGGGAGGTGCTGGTGGAGGTCTTGACGTCGTGGAGTTCGCCAAGTTCGTAGCCGTTCTGCACCTTGACGTAGATTTCGCCTGCGCCGCCAGAGCCGCCCTTGACGATGTAGCCCATCTGGACTAGATGCTGCGGTGCTTCAGGCTTGATGGGCGTCAGTTCGCCAGCCGATACCGGCGACAAGTATACGATAGCGCCATCGGTATAGCCAAGAGTATTGACGTTCCTGATGAGGCCGTCGGTTGCGACGTAGCCAGAACGGTTGACAGAGACCGTCTCCAGCATGATGCCGAAGATGGTCAGGCTGTCGGCATCGCTGTCGGCCTGGGCGAGGGCACCCGTGAGGCGCTGACCTTGAGAGCCGGTAACGCGAACGGCCTTGCCCTTGGGCAGGGTGACGCCGCTGTTGTTGTAGACTTGGGCGACAGTGCGCTGGCCGATCAGCAGGTTGACGGTGCCGGTCAGGCCCAGATCGAGGGTGCCAGACTCGATGTCCCACGTCAGACGGCCCGGCTGTGGCGCGTAGCTGGTCGTGGTGTTGAAGTCGATGTACTGGACGTTAGTGAGGAAGTCGCCGTTGCGGAAGGCTTTGGTCGAGACAACCGCGTTGACGGAGGTGATGGCGGCCGTGTTGAGGGAAGTGAGAACGGAGACCGCGTTGACTTGGACTTGAAGCGCAGAGATGGAGGCTGAGACAGCCGCCACGCGAATGTCAAGGACTGAGACTACGTTATTGACAGAGGTGATTGCTGCGGCATTGACAACGGCTGCGGCCGAGACTGCGCTGACGCGGACTTCGAGAGCCGAAACGACGTTGTTGGTGGAGGTGAGAGCGGAACCCAGTGAGACAGCCGCAACGGAAACCGCACTGACCCGGATTTCTAGGGCGGAAACGACGTTGTTTACAGAGGTGATTGCAGCAGCGTTGACGGAGGTAGCGGCCGATACGTCGTTGAGTTGGACTTGCAGGGCGCTGACAGAGGCCGAGACGTTGGCTACGCGGATTTCAAGAGTCGAGACGCGAGACTCAAGAGCAACTAGGGCGGAGACGTCGATGGCTGCAAGCGTGGAGTTGATGGCGGAGATGGAGGCTTGGACCTGCACCACCGTAGAAGAAAGCGCCGAGACGACGGCATTGGTGCTGACGACGGCAGCAGAGACGGCAGCGATCTGAGCCGCATTGGCAGAGACCGCCGCCGAAACCGTGTCTAGGCGCGACGAGACCGCAGCAATATCGTTGCTAACGGCACTGGTCGCGAAGATGGCCACCGCAGATATGGTAGTCTGGAGTGTGCCACTGTTCTGCACAATAGGCAGAAGCTCGACGCCGGTAAGAGGACCCGCCGTCGTAAGTTGCGAAATCTTTTTCGGATCAGCCATTTAAAAGGCGAGGACGATCAGGGCGCCCACGGAAGCGGAGGCGCGACGACCGGAGGATTGATCTGCGCGGCGATGTTGGCCGCCAGCGCGGCTTCGATCTGCGCGACCTGCTCCGACCCGAGAGCGCCCTGCACCCAGCCGACGACCTGCTGCTGCGTTAGGTCGGCGTAGGGCGTGAACCCCGCCTTCGCGTCGTAGGTGAGGCCAACAGTGCCGTAGGCGGTAGCGGTGTAGTCGCCGTCCGCCGCATTGATGCGCCAGTGAACCGTGAACACGACATCCGGCTGCCCGTCGCGCTGCGGGTAGTAGTCAAGCTGCTCGATCACCCAGGTGTAGGTAGGCATTAGCGGTTCTCCAGGTTGGCGATGCGGGCCTCTGCGGCTTCCAGCTTCGCGGTGAGTTCTTGGACGGCCTTGGTCAGCACCGGGATGAGCGTCTGATACGACACGCTCATGTACTCCGGTCCTTGATGCACGACGCCTTCCGCGTAGGGCTGGTCGGCCAGCGCCTCTTGCAGTTCTTGCGCGATGAAGCCCGGCTGAAGGAAACGATCCTTTGACCAGCTTTCCTTGTAGCGGAACTGCACGGGACGAAGCTTGGCAACGACATCTAGGCCAGAAGCGATGGGGGAAATGTCGTCCTTAATGCGCGCGTCGGAGCCGTTGGTGTAAGCGCCTGCGCCCCACACGCCCGTGCCGTTGACTTGAAGATTAAAAGCGCCCTGGTCAGTCGTCCCGGCGATGTAGACTTCTCCATCAGAGGTGATCCGCATGCGCTCGGAGCCAGCAGTCGAGAAATACCAAAAATCAGAGGTGTAGTTGTATCCTGCCAACCCAGCAGAGAAGCCACCGGAGCCATCGCCTTTCTGAATGGCGAACTCGGCCTGTGTACCGCCTGCATTTGCGTTGAAATGCGTGAACCGCGTCGAGGTGGTGGAAGGTCCAACAAGCGCAGTTGTCGCACCCGAAAACTGTGCAGTGGACGTGTTCCTGGCTTGGATTGCACGTTCGCCCGATGCGGCGGAAATAGAAGCCTCTAGCCTTGCGCCCGGCGACGTTGTACCAATGCCGACGTTGCCGCTGGCGTCAATACGCATTGCTTCGACGCCGCCTTCGGTGAAGGCGATGGTGTCGGCGGCTGGGAAGAAGATGCCGGTGTTGGTGTCGCCCGTCGGGAAGAGGGAGGGGGCAGTGACGGAGCCGGCGGGCAGCATGAGGACGTCGGTCGCGGAGGAGCGCACATATGCAGCCACCACCGAGACTTCGGCGCTGCGAGACGCACCGTTCTGGTTGATTTCGAATTGGTTGGTAGCCGAGACGGCGGTGGCCGTCGTAAGCTGGGAAATCTTGATAAAGGGCATAGAAGGGGCCTCCGTCTAGCGGAAGAGTATAACATACATCGGGAGGACAATCAAGCCGTTCCACATGTAACGGGCCTTTTGAATCAGGTAGTTACTCATCGGGGTCGGTCTCGGGAACTTCTTCGTCACCGAAGACAGCGTCGAATGCGGTGTCGACCATGCCCTTGATTAGACTCCTAGAGAATGGGATGGATGTCATGCCAAAGGAGGTGTCATCTTCCCACGCAATGAGGACAGCGCGGGGCGACTTGGCTAGGACCTTTGAAATTGCCTCCAGAAGCCGCCGGTCAATGTCAGTAGCTTCTATGAAGTCCTGAATTGCTGCGTCCCGTTCAGCGGCCACGGCACCTGTTACTCCTCAAGTTCGTCCAAGAACCCTTCGAGCGGGTCAGCTTCGTCGTCTTCTTCGTCTTCGGCCTCGGCAGCCTCCATGATCTCCTCGATTAGTTCGTAGGCAGCAGCCGCCGCGTCAGCGAGGTTGGTGATTTCGAACTCTTCGAGGTAGTCAGGCTCGTCATCGTCGGAGGCGACCGTGAAAATCCAGACGCCGTCGTCGTATTGCACCGTGAACTGCATGCCAAGGTCCTAAAAAGAAGGGGCTGATAGGAATACTACCCCATCGACCCCCATAAGTCAAGCGTGGTTTGCGCGGAGGGCTACTGCCCTAAGAACTTTCCGCTTTTCCTCCTCAGAATAGGATCTCCATGAAGCAATTTCTTCAAGACTACGCCTGCAACCAGAGCAAAAGTAACCAACAGGGGTAGCAAAAGTACTACATTCTCCACGACACGGGCTCCTTACCTTATCGGATGGGGCAGGCGCCGGTTGGGACGCCACCTTCTCCTTGATTTGCATGTTTACCATTTTGATATTCTGTTACAAGACGACACATATACACAAAATAACTATCCGTATAACGGTTTTTCATAATGTTTATGTGTTTGTGAACCCAGCGAACATTGCCTTTAATGTATCCTTGCTCATTATCTATACGGTCGATGGAAGCCGTGTTCGCAGAAGTGTTATTGGAAATTTTTAGAGGCTGTCCTGTAAAATAACAGCGGCCCTCTTGTGCCAAGAACAACTCCCATCCGTATTCTTTATCAATTTCCACGGCAAGAGGGCGCCGCATGTTGGTTCCGTGGGCGGAATGGAGAACGCGTTGCCACCATTTTCCACTAATTTCACCCACCCCGCGCCACTGAGGATTATCTTTACCCGTTCTGGTATGTAAGCAGCCACAAGAGCGGACAACGGATTTCCCCGTTCGACCATTTCTATTGAGGTGGCGAGTACTTGCAAGATGTTCGTTGCCGCAGTCGCACAAGCAGCGCCATAAGACACTGCCGCCTCGGGCACTACTTGTGCGTTCTACGACCAATAGACGACCAAACTTTTGATTAAGCAGATTTACTTTTTTCGGCATACCCTATTATAGCACTATAGGGCACATAAAGCAAATCACCTCACCGGACACATGCCCGTACTGCACTCGCTTCCGGTGTCAATTTTGAACTCCTGCTCGTCAATTTCGTCCTTCGGAGCCCCTTCCAACGGCTTCAGAGTGCTCGCATAGGCCGTATAAGCCTCTTCGTCCACAACTTCCTGCGGAAGATACAGGTAACCGAGGTCCTTAGCGGTCTTGGTGGGGTCAGTCCGGTACAGGAAACTCACACCGACGTAGTTATTCCAGTTGTCGGCAAGCCAATCGACGATTTCCGGCGCTTCTTCCGGGCTGTAGCTGATAGTAAC